TTGATGAAAATGATGAGGTGATTGTGGAATGAAACAGACTGATTCTGGTATATGGGTTCCAGATACACCTACTATTTTTGTTAAGCCTACGGAAGAAATTATTTCTCAGCGTAAAATGGAAGGAATGCAGAAACTTTCTGAAATTAAACAATGGGGATTAAGGAATCCAACTAAATTTATGGAAAGATTCATAGGTGTTGACCTTCTTGATGTGCAGACCTATACATTTATGAATTCTTGGGATAAGATGTATGCTCTATGGCTATGTACCAGAAACTACGGAAAATCGACATTGCTTGCTTTATATTACATGACAAGAGGTATGCTTCTTAATAACTGTAGATGCTACATATGTGCTGGCACCAGTGACCAATCCATAGAAACTTTTGAAAAGATTGTATCTATCGCTAAAAATGAAATTGAGTCATTCACTGGATTAACTGATGTATTTAGGAATGAAGTTGTCATTAATATGACCAATAATGATGGTTTTATAAGAAATCCTGCAGGCTTTACTTATAGATTGTATAATGGTAGCTTCGTTAAAACACTTAACAGTAACGTCAACGCAAAAAGAGGTAAAAAATATAATACGGTTTTATATAAATAAATCTTAGGAGGAACGTATAATGCCAAACAAAAACTGGGACACTGCTGAAGTGTCTTTTTTAATTGCAAATTATAATACGCTTTCAAATGAAGAAATAGGTATTCACTTAAACAGAAGTACAGGTGCCATAACAGCTAAATGCTACCAACTTGGATTAAAAAAGAAACAGACTTGGTCAGACAGCGAAATTTCTTATTTAAAAAGTAATTATAATTTTCTTACGCAAGAACAAATAGCTAATTACTTAGGACGCACTAAAAGTGCTGTGAATATAAAGGCTAGTAAATTAGGATTAAAAAAAAGATATGAATATAACCATGATTATTTTGAATGTATAGATTCTGAAGATAAAGCTTATTGGTTAGGTTTTATTTGGGCTGATGGGGCTTTATTTAAAAATGAAAAAGCTAACTCAGGAGAACTGTCTATTGAATTGCAATTACAAGATAAAGAACATTTAAAAAAATTCAATAAAAGTATAGACGGAAATTTACAAGTAAAAGAGAGAACACGATCAAATTGTTTCAGTGGGAAATACAAAGATAATGTATATACTACTTGTTTTATTCGCGTACATAGCATCAAGATCGTCAATGACTTAATTAAATTAGGATGTACTCCAAATAAATCAGCAACTATTGGATTACCAGATTTGCCTGAAAATTTAATGTGGCATTTCATTAGAGGCTACTTCGATGGTGACGGCTGTGTAGTTTATCAAGATCATAAAACCAATGTAAGATGTGACTTCACTTCTATCTCTTCTTCTTTAGTCAACCAACTCAGAACATGGTTATATCAACATGGAATCAATTCATATATTACACATGATAAAAATAAATTAAGATTGTGCATCGCTGGCAGAGACTATAATCTTCTATTCTTATCTAAAATCTATGACAATTCTACAATTTATTTATCTAGGAAATATCAAAAACAACTTCAAATCAGAAATCATATCATTCAAAAAAAAATCAGCTTAATTGCCTCGTTTATTGGTAACAATAAATTACGAAAGTCAAATGGGAAAGAAAACTGGAAGTGCTGAAATGCGAACCAGACTGGAAGGCTGTATTTAAAAGTACAGTCACAGGCAGAGCATAGAGAATGAACCTGTGAAAACAGAATATAATTTCTCCAAGAGTCCCCATCTCCTTACTAAGGATGAAAAGGTATGCCGAACTTATAAGAAATACAATTATAAGAATTAGAAGATAAAAAGCTTCTAAGATAACATATGAAAAGAGCTGAAGCAGTTTGTTTTGATGAATCTGGTTTCCTGGACGAAGAAGTATTTCAGGTTATTGAACCATATACAGCTCAGGATAAGAACTTTAAAATGGGTGGAAGTGTAAATGTAACTACTCTTCCTAAAGAATTGCCTAACCAATTACTCTACACTTCAAGTGCCAGCACTACTGATTCTTACTTTTATAAAAAGTATAAAGAATACAGTAAAGCTATGATCTGGGGTTCCAAAGATCATTTTGTAGCAGACATCAACTGTGAGATTATGTTTAATGCTACATATAGAGGTAAGATTTATCCAGCATCTCTGTTAACCAAAGAAAAGGTTGACAATGCAATGCGTGAAAATAAAGAAAAAGCTCTTCGTGAGTATTACAATATATTCACTTCTGATGGCGGCGCAGATGCCATCTTCAAACGTTCTATGATAGTAAAAAATTCTACTATCCGTCCCCCAATTATGTTTAATGATACAAAAGACAGACTTTTTGCCTTAGCATATGATCCAGCTAGATCTATGGATAACTCTTTTGTCCTTGTTGGAGAATATTATAAAGATTCTTCCGACAATTGGAGAATGCGTATTGCTAATGGTATTAATTTTATGGATCTTAGTAAAAAGAATAAAACTCCTATGCGTACACCTGAACAGGTCAAGAAACTGAAACAACTGATTCTTGACTATAACGGTGATGGAGTCGATGACTATACAAACATAAGTAATATCTTTATAGATGCTGGTTCTGGTGGTGCCGGTGTTAATATTGCAGATTATCTTATGGAAGATTGGTATGAAGAAGGACATGAAGGTGAACAGAAATATTTACATAGAGGTCTTATAGATAAAGAACAGTCGTCTGATTATGTCAAAAAATTTCCTAATGCTGTAGATAAAATTAAATTATTACCGCCTACTATGTATAAATCTATTATCTATGAAGCTGCTATTGAAATGATGAGACTTGATCTCATAGATTTCACTGCTGAGTATGATAATAAAGGATATTTAACAATGCTAGATATAGACGAAAAAGAAATGGCAAAAGCAAAAAAAGATTTAATTGCTAAGTATAAAGATAAATCTATGTCTAAAGGTGAATTAGATCGTTTAGTTGAAGAAGAACTTCAAGAAAGAAATTTGGCCTCAACTAAAATTTATAAACTATCTCCTGATGAGGAACTTGGTCTAGTACAGATCGACTCGCTAAAGGAGGAAATGGTTAATATGGTACGAAAGAAACGAGAATCTGGTAAAGATGGCTTTGAACTGTCTACAGAGAAGCAAAACAAATTGCATGATGATCGTTCGTATTGTTTCTCAATGCTTTGTTATGGACTCTCAGAACTTCGTAGAGAACATATTAAAAATAAGAAACGTCCCAAAAAAGAAAATATAGCTGCTGCTATGCCTATTCGTAAAGGTGTAGTAAGAAAAATGTTTAGTTAGGAGGTGAGACATTGGCTATTAAAGAGGAAAAAACAACTCAAGAGATAAAAAATTATGCTCTTAAACAACAGGCATTACAAGAAAAATTCGCTCAAGTAAAGCAAGCCGTACAGCTTATTGATTTAACTAAAACAGAAACAAGAACATTTACTGTATTTAGTAAAGATAAATTACGTCAATATATGCAAAACCCTAAAACCAATGAATCTAACCTTCGTAATTTGAGCAGATTCTTATATAGAGTTTCTCATAATTACAGAAGACTTATCTCCTATCAGGCAGAAATGGTAGATTTAACAGCTCTTAATGTTATACCTCAGATAGATTTTACTGAGGATGCGCATGACGATGAAAAAATAAAGACTAGTTATTTTAATACTTTAGTACAACTTGATAAGATGAATATGCAGTCAGAGATTTTAAAATGCCTATTGATTGCATGGCGTGAAGATACATTTTATGGTTATACATATGAAGATGATTCTGGATTCTTCATTTACCCTCTTGATGGAGATTATTGTAAAGTATCTTCTGTCAATTATGATGGCACTCTTAATTGTGCCTTTGATTTCAGTTATTTCAGAAGTCATACTGCCGACTTAGAATACTGGGATTCTGAATTTAATTCTAAATACAATTCCTTTCAAAGTGACAATACTCTTCGTTGGCAAGAGTTGGATCCAGAAAGAACTTTTGTAATTAAAGTTAACATTGATGATCCAACACTTAACATGCCACCTCTTTCTGGTTTGTTCGAACCACTTATTGATCTTATTGATCTCCAAAGTATTCAGTCGGTAAAAGATGACTTATCAATCTATAAACTTCTGGTTGCAAGATTAGAAACACTTACTAACTCTGACGAACCAGATGATTTCTCAGTAGATATTGATACAGCCATTGAATATTATAATAGACTAGTTGAATCTCTTCCAGATTGTGTATCTGCAGCTATCTCCCCTCTTAAAATTGAACCTATAGAGTTTCAAGGTGACCAGACTCAAGATGTTAATAGAATTGCTACTGCTACTTCGAATTTATTTAAAAATTCTGGTGGTGCACAGATTCTTGATAATGACAAAGTCTCAGGTACGACAGCTTTTACTGCTGCTATTCTTTGTGACACAATGATGGCTATTAAAACTGTCCTTCCACAGATAGAAGAACGAGTTAATAGATATCTTACTTTTGCTATTGGTGATGATCATGCTAGAGTAAAATATTTTGAGGTATCTCCTTATACAAAAGCTTCTAAAAAAGAAGAACTTATGAAATCTGGAGAACGAGGTGTGCCAGTAAAGCTAGCCGTTGCTGCTCTTGATGGTATCTCACCTCTTGAAGCTTTATCTATGGATTATCTTGAAAATACTGTTCTAAAACTTCACGAAACATGGATTCCTTTTAGTACTTCTTTCACATTGAGTGGATCTGCCTCACAGCAAGTTATTGATGGTAAAACAGATGATACAAAAGGTGGAAGACCTCAATCCGACAACCTTACAGATGAAGGTGAAAAAAGTAGAGAATCAGAAAAGTCCAGTGAACAGGAGGGATAATAGATGAACAAACATTTTATCCGAACTGCTGACCAGGAAACAGCAAATATTTTAAAATCTATTGGCTTTCCTCAGGTCGGCTATACTAAAGG